GTGATTTCCGGACCGATGGCGCTTAGAAGGCGTCTAAAGTTGCTTTGAGGTTCTCCCTTTTACGGAATTTGGTTAAACCAAATCTCCCCGTGAACTGACCTCTTTTATCTCTCTCTCAGTAAGTCTCTGTACTGATTCGCAAGCGGAACCAATAGAACCCTCACTACGAATCTTTCGATCCATAGCAAGCGCTACCATTAGAACGCTCACTACTACAGGATTAAACTTACCGCCACAAGGAACATCACTATTTGCTCCCGAGTTTATTCGCCTACGCTTCGAACGCTGGGCGGCTTCTCATTCAGGATTGTATACTAAATTACAACCCACTGAGGAACTGTCCTTCTTACGAAGAACAACTCCAGAGCCGAGAAACACTCGATCTAATAGTGATACCCCAAATGGGTACCACCTTGCAGGCCTTTGAGAGGACTATTCCCTAAGGTGTACGGATAGTTTTTAACTGATCAAAGTTAAAAACCAGACGGACATGCGAATTTCGCTGTTAACCGTCGCAGACGGATCCTTAGTTCTATAGTCGAGGTCGGAATGGGTTTTCATCCCATTCACGAGAGATCTGGCAAGGATGACAAATCCTGAAAATCGAATCTCTGCTTGCTTAAGGCAGGAATTTCTATTTCTTCACCAAATCCCTTTACAGGGCCTCAAATTCAAAGGTAATAGTCTAAAGGAAATCGCGCGACCAACTTCCTCCAGAGTCCTTGAGTTTTCCAAGACAATTTACGTTGCGGAACTCACCTGGTGATGATGAGGACCTCTTGTGCTATTAAGTACACGGGGGACCTTGCTCTTCAGCTAGGAGACGGACTACTGATATTCGTCCGCGTTATCTGATAACGGTGATTAGCCGTCTAATAAATCAGAATTTCCCTTTACCCTATTAACCCAAGATTTGCAACTATGTCTCTTCTACGTCTTCCGTGCTTTGGTAGGTCTACGAAGGGATGTTCACAGTCGAAGCCAGCGACCTGCCTGAAGGCGGACACGATCGGATTCCTTACGGATATCTAATCGTACCTCCTTCGGTGGTATGGCTGCTTTACGTCGTGCCCATTCCTCATAGAACCCGATGGTTGACTCAATCGTATCTCAAGGTGGTAAAGTTAGTTTACGAAGATCCCGATGAATAGGCTTGAACCAAAGTTTCTCCCGATTAAGGGAAATACTCCAGCTCTCGCTTATCATTGAAATCACCGTATCAAACTCCATCTGAGTACGTTGAGCCTTTCATCCCTCCCCGAATGTTTGAGTTGGTAATCCTGGCACATTAAGAGACTCGTCTTCCCACTCCATATTTGCCCTTTCTGCTCAATAAAGACCAGAAGGAGCTATGGCGGAAATCCGAGCTCATAATGCATCCCACACCCGCTGTTGAGACAGCAGATGTGGAGAAGTCCCCGACAGGGACTTCATAGATAGCCAATCCAACCATTTCGGAAAGGACCACTGGGTATTCCCGGGCTTAGTTAACCAGACTAGCGCCATCTTCATCCGGAATGACTGACGAATCAGTAATCCAGATAAGTGGGCTAAATCCCGATAACCAAATCCGAGAACCCGAAACAGGTTGCTCAATTTCTGCCCTCCTCCAAATCGATTTAACATCAATACTAACGCATCCAGCGATAGCATTGACGCATCCATCTCTTTGAAGGAAAGAGGAGAAACATCTTGGGAACGTACTATAAATCGTTTCGCAAACTCAAAAGATCCATTTCTGGATATAAGAGATTTGGAAAGATTTATTTCCACCCCAAGATCCTCCATGATACGAAGATACTGGAGGGCGACTTGTTGATCAAAAATCACCAAATCGTCCCCTAGTACAACGTATCTCGGAAACCAAACAACCCATCCAGCACGGAAAGCTGCCAACTGTACAACAAAATGATGAGTAAGTGCTAAGAGTACCCAACTACTTAGAGCTCCCATAGGTTGTCCAACTGAATAGTGGACAGACTTACGGTAGCCCGGTAGCCAGTACTCACGACTAACGAGGATTCTTTCCCAAGAATCCCCGAAGCCTGGTAAAATTGAATCCACCAAACGCGCCTGCAATCTCACAGGCAGACGATCGGTTGCCGCAGAAAGGTCGAATGAGGCAGCATAGCTGGCCTCCACTGACATTTCCACTGCAAATCGAACCGCTCTCCCCTGATCAAAAGTACCATCCTGTGGAATATCCCGAAGGATATCCTGGATATACTGATGAAGAGGTTTAAGCAGCATTTGGGTTCACCAATCAACCATAGCAAATACTCTCACCTTTCCAGGTTCCTGCTTAGTACCCAATTTTCCAATTGGATATTCAGCAAGACCTGGAAAATGAGCTTCAGGAGCATACTCCGCCATAGAGTTCAGAGATGACACAAGCTGCGGTACCCAACGAAGTCCAAAGGCCTGGAAATCACCCCAGACCTTCGAATTTCGAAGAGCTACAGCATGTGTAACCATCAATGAAGAACTATTAGGAGTATGGCTGCCCTTCTTCTGAGAGGACCCAGGAGCAGATTTAAAAATCAGTTGAGGTTTAAAATCAAATACTTCAGCAATGGGAGCAAGACCTAATCGTCTTCCCCAGAACCGCGGTATTCAATCTGAATACTCTTCCAATTTAAAATCTGTTCCCGGCTGCGTAATGGTACTTAATTTAATTCGACCCTTGAACGGCAATACCCGGTATAACCCGAATAAAGTCAATCAGAACCGAACTACTCTTAAGTCCCCTGCGCGGATCATCTTACGGTGATCTTTCGGAATTACTTCCGGAAGACCCCCTCGAAGAGAGACAGCAGCGCCGTAAACCCTAGGATTATCTACCCTATCTCCCGCAACGTACTTCATAAGAAGTAGTTGACAGGCTTTTAGATAGATAGCTAAGGTTTTCAGCCCACCCCGAGAACTCATCCGTTGTACAAATTTTGCAAAACGCAATGATGCAAGGACTCACGTACGACTATTACCTCCTAGCAGAATATAGGGTACTCGATTAAAGTACCCCATAGCTGCTCGCGGACCTTTTAAGGCCCGCTGCCACTCATGGGCACCTTTCAACCGCTGAAGAAGGCTTGTAAAAAGTCTATCAAAAGCATTAAAAAGTGTTTTCATAATAAATTATTATGATCCATGAGACTTCGGTTTCCTTTTGACTGTTAAACGTCGCAAGGGCCGCAGGCACCCCTCAGGGGGTAGGTGGATCAGACCGTAGGGTTTCCTACATCTAATTAGTCTGGTCCTACAATACTCGTCTAGCAAACAAGCATCATAGGGGGTCACCCCGACACGAGTGACAAAAACGGATGTATTCTCCGGATACTGGTTGCTAAACCAGCCAGCAAAGAAATACAGGCGCATTGTATCATGTCATTGACCCTGTTACCAGGTTCACTGATATAGTTCCCCTTTATCCCCTATCTCTAGAGAATAACTGAGTTAGCCGGGGAACCGACCAGGACACAAACACCCAAAAGAAGGCGTTTATATCTTGGCCAGTCTCTATGGAGGCTAGCCACAGATTGAGAGCAAAGCTC